AAACAAAAAACAAAACAATTGATGTCTGATGCTCAGCGAGTTCATGCTGAGAAGATGGCAAAAGGCGAACTTGAATATAAAGCGAAAATTATTGAGAGTAATGATAATGGTTGGAAAGACGAATTTGTCCTTATTCTCGTATCTTTGCCTATTATTTTATTGGGTTGGTCTGTTTTCTCTGACGATCCTGACATTCGTGCTAAACTAGATTTGTTTTTTGAATACTTTAAAAACTTACCATACTGGTATCAAGCTATATTTATAGGTGTTGTATCAGCTATCTATGGTCTTAAAGGTGCTGATATTATGAGAAAGAAATGATAGACCACTCTAAATGTTATACTTGTAAAAAAAAACTTTTACACAGATATGTAGTATTCGACAAGTACAAGTATTGTCTAAAATGTTTCTATACATCTGGTAAATCACTACCAATATTTCATGGTGAAACTAAACGAAAACACAAACGTATCATTACCAATTAGAAATCTACTAGCAATAGTAGCAGCAGTTGCTATTGGTGTATGGGCATACTTTGGAGTCATTGAAAGACTTAATTTATTAGAAACAGCAGATACTCTCTTTAAAGCTGATCTGCTCAAACGAGCTGAGCAAGAACCAAAAAATTTAGAAATGTATATGCTTATTGAACATTTAGCATCACAAATAGAATCTATTGAAAAAGAAATAGAAGCATCAAGGTATAACAAAGTAAACATTGATCACCTTAAAGAACAGGTAGATATGTTGCAGAAAAAACTCAATGGTAATCACTAATGATAGAACAAGTAATAGCACTCTTAATGATTGTAGATCATGAAATAAAAGAACATAGAATCCAACCAAATATGTCTGAATGTTTAAAAGGTAAAAGAATAGCCAATAGAGATATTGGTAACAATGTTGAATATAGATGTATTATTTCTATGGCAGAAACAGAAATATATATGGGGGAGAAGTCTATTAAAAAACTTATACTAGATGAAAAAAGCAAATAAAAAAAGAAATCCTGTTGCTAAACAACTTAGGCATTTTAAAAATAAAATTATTAAAAATAAAAGACTTTACGATAGAAAGAAAGAGCAACAAATGTTGCACCATAGTCAGGCACTATAATCTCTCTCTATAATCATTTGTAAATAATGTATAGCTTTCTCTATATCTTTTTTTTTACCTTTTTTCTTATGTCGACATATGTACTTAATAGCATTGCCTTCGGCATATGGTAAATTATTTTCATTAATAAATTCAGCAGGTTGAATCTTCATTGATTTATAATGATCACCATCAACCTGATGACCTAATGAATCGTAAATAACACCTTTAAACATATCTTTATCAGTCATTAAAATTTAATCTATAACGACCAGGACGATCATCTCGTTCTGGTTTTTGTTTTCTATAATAGTTTCTTCTCAATTGTTTTATATCACTCTTTACAGCCTTACTCAATTTTAAATATGTATAATCAGGATCTAAATCTGCTAACGTACATATTATTCTAAAATCTTGTGAATTGCTGGTAAGCCAAGAGATTGCTTGGTCTTTATGATATTCGTAATAACGATCACCACCCTTATAAGCAGCATCGTGTATAGCTTGGGTAATTACATTTAAAAACATTCTTTGCTCAGGAGTCCTCATCAATAACTTCGTATGTCATACGTTGTTCTATTGGATCTGTTTCTTTCCAATTTAATGTGGATGCATCTATAGCATTAACAATCTTAACAGCTTCCTCATCTGAGTTAGCCTTAACAATTATTTCTGTATATGCAGGTAGCTGCACCCATCTTTTAAATTTATAGATCATATATTATTTTTACGTCTACTAGCTTCTAATGTTCTAAATAAATCTATAATAAGAGCTTCTTTATCTCTCTTATTATCTAATGTATTAGATTTAACTTCTGCATCAAACAATTCTTCTACTGCTGCTTTATATATATCACTAGCATAATATGTTTGTTCTTTTGCAGAGATACTCTTATCTTCCTTATTACCTGTTATGTGTAATGCCTTTTTACGTTTAAGTAATCTATCTAAATACTTAACATTAGCATTAGCACTTGCAGATTCCTCATCTGTATCAGCCAGATATTTTAAGGATTCTTCCAATCGCTTTTCTGTAATCACTCTTATCCTCCTTTAAATATAATTTATATAATCGTAAAACTAATTCTTCATTGTTATACGTGTTTATACCCATAATTTCTAGTTCTAATTTAAACAAATGCATCCTAGTAAATCTCCTGTTCCATCTTTCATGACATGAGCATTAATTGGATATTCATAATATGTTGTTAAGTGTAGTCTTAGTATATCACATAGATCAAAACAATTGACCTCAGATAAGAGTTCAATTCCTTTTATCATTTCTTTTGTGATTGAAACTAGACTATACACTCCATCATTTAGAAGTATTAAGTCCATAAAATCTTTCTGTTACTGGGCAGGTTTTTGAGATGTTTCTAAAGCTCAGGGAGCTTCCCACCCAGCAACAATCATTAACTCTAGAGGGAGATAAATGATTCGGTTAAAATGGAGCCTCGTCTCCATCGTATTGAGCATTCAATATCTTACGTACATAACCATCAATCTGATCAAAGTCTACGTCTTTGTCTGATTGCAATGCAGCAGATAACAAATTACTCATAGTTAATCTGTATTTTTCTTTCCATTGTGCAGCAGGATCTTTACCTGTAGCACTTGAAGTATTGCCAGTAGGCACAGCAACTTCACCACTTAACAATTCAATCATACTTGCAGTTTGATACTGTTTACCTGATTTACTTGTTCTTACTGGTTGAGCTGCAATCTTGAGTCTAGCACCTTTTTGCCATCTCTGTGTACCAATAGCTTCACCATAAATAGTCATGTCTGTACCATCGTCTTTAGTAACGTATACAGTTACACCACCATCATCTTTTTCGAATGCTTTTCTGAATGAGCATTCAAATGTTTCATTTTCCATATGAACCTTCCTATTTATTTTATTTAGTATTTTTCCAAACTTTTGCATTGCAAATATATAACCTATTTCAATACTTTCGTCCAGATTTCTTTAGCAAATTCTTCAGATCCAGGACTACCCTTCCATCTGAAGTTGTCGCATATCAAAGGAAATATGCGTACAACGTCATCTTTAGTTTTACATATTTCTAGTATATGTTCGATATGCTTCATAGCATTGATAATATCACCTAGATCTGTACGATCCACCATATCTGCAACATAGACATCTTTGGGAGAACAATACAATAACATTGTAGGTTTACCAAAAATATCTCTATACAGACATTGTTGACGTATATCAGCAGGTTTTGGATACCATTTAGGATCTACATGACCTGCTTTAAGTCGTCTAATATATGCTGTAGCTTTAGTATCTACGATACATTCATCAAACTCAAAGTCAGTTTTAGCTATTACATCATATTTTAGACCATATTTTTCACCAGATATTTGCTTCTCATTCTGAAATGATTTTACTTCACCAAACTCTTTTAAGTTCTCAACAAACTTATTAGCGATGATACCAGACCATTCACACTCGCTTTCTGTAAGATCTCTCTTATGTTCGCTTGTGTATTGTTCAAAAGCTCTCTTTGTGATAGTATCTTCGTCATTGATTTGGTTTGATAATGCATGATGTGCAGCATCCTCAGCTGCCAATCCCATTACCATTCTTGCATTTGGTTCTGACTCAAAATCAAATAATTCATTGATAATCCAAAATGGTGGACTATCAATAAACGTATTAGTCTTGGAGGCAGAGTGTCTATATTTAATTTTCATAATTATCTCCTCATGGTTATTAATGTTCAAAAATATATAAGTGATACCTATAACATACCAATAGATATGTTAAAAGGTAAATCAGCAATAAAAGACAAGAAACAATATAATTTATACAACTTATCAATTATATTATCTTGGCTATTGCACCCTACAAAACAGTATGGGTGTAAAAGCCTTATCGCTCGTCATCATTGCTGTAATAAAAATCGTGTCTTTAGATTGTATAAATTATACAACTCTAATGATAAATTTAGATCTTTTGTTGATAAAGCAAAAGATAAGTATACAAATACATATGCGTAAAATAGAAAAACCAGAGCTAGTTTCGCTTATTAGAGAAAAGAAAAAAGTCTGGTTAAACATTAGAGAATCTCGTCTAATGTATATGTTTCATCGCAAACTCATATCTGTAGAAGAATATGAAGCAGGATCTAGATATAGATTAATGTGTGAACTTATGGGTGGAAGTACCGGAAACTACTTAAAAGATAAAGTAGATGGTTCCAGTACTGACTTCATATCATCATCTCTTGGTGCAGCTATGGCAGTCAAAGATTGTGATGATCAGATAGGTAAAACCTTTGCTGAATGTATGAAGTTATTTTGCTGGTTTAATTATGGCATAATTGAGATAGCACACATTCTTGGATTGACAGAACGTAAAGCATCAAATAGAACACATGAAGGTCTAGCTAGACTATCAATATATTATGGGTATACGAAAGTGCATAACACTATCAAAGGACAAGGAACTCAGGTTAAAAGACAAAAAATACCTGAAATGGGTAGCAAGTAATCCTTGTATAATTTGTCAACAATATGGTAGCAATGCTCACCATATAACCTTTGCTATGCCTAGAGGCATTAGTCAAAAGGTTGGAGACCAATATACAATACCATTATGTGTAAAACATCATCATCAATTACACAACTGTGGGATGTCTGAACGTCAATTTTGGTCAAAATTAGACATTGATCCTATCCCAATATGTAGTATTTTCTATGATCATTACCACGATATGTGGAAAAATAAGAACTTTTTTTATGATGATTCTAGACTTTGGATTAATGTATATAATAAACTTGTACCTAAGATTAAAAAAAACATTGATTTTCTTTTGCAACCCAAATAATCATATTAGTTATCCTCGCCAGAGGTACGTGTAATTATGACTAAAATAGTAAAATTCCCAAAGAGGAAAAGACAATATTCAGACAAGTTTCTAACTAATGTGAAACCTGATGCTATTGGTGATTTTATCAAACACCAAAATCCTCATCTTACACTTAAAGCTGCTGATGCAATGGCACTTGCCATAATTTATAGCACATATCTACAATTAGTATTTGATGAAGAAGGTGCAGATATAATACCTTTTGATGAAGTAGAACAGTATATATGGGCAGCTCATGACAAAAAAACGTTACACTAAAAAAAAAAAATCAGTTAGAGACAAAGACTCTAATGATATACCCTATACTAAAGTGCGAGTCGATTGGGTTGATTGCGTTTCCGATAGTGCCTGGGCATCTGAAAAAGAATTTAAAAATATGAAACTGGCTACA